CCGGTAACCGTCGAAGCGATGGACGCCGCTGTCAACTCCCGTGTATTGGCACAGTTCAAAGCCCTGCAAGCAGGCGAGGCGCTGGCCAAGAAACTGAAACCTCACGTCGGCGTGTTCGATCACTCCAACAAAACCGAAGCTCAGATTGCCCTGTACGGTGTCAAAAAGCTTGGTCTTAACGTCGACAAGGGTACTGAGGTTTCCAGCCTCAAGGGTTGGCTGCTCGCCAAGGGCGACCCAAGCAAAGACGCCACCGTGCGCAACAGCACTGTTGACGCAATGGACGCAGCAGACGGTAAGCCGACTCTGATGCAACTCAAGCAAGCCGAACGGAGCAAAGCATAATGTTTCAGCAAACCGTGAACAAAGACATTGGCGCAGGCATTCCAGGCGAGCTGGCATTTGACGGCCCGCTGCGTGCGACCCCTGGCACCATCGACCCAACCGCTACCGCAGCCAACTGCGTGCTTGGCCGCTACTTCACCAAGAACCGCGACACTCTGCTCTATGGGCCTGGTGGCGACACTGCTGGCAACGTCGACCTGCAATTTGGTGGTATTGCAGGTACTCCAAAAGAGCTGATCAACTACGGCACCGCAGCCGGTGGCCCACTGGCCCCAAGCCTGCTGGTCAAGCCTGGTAGCATCGCTACGTTCTTCGAAATGGGCTTCGTGTGGGTCAGCGTTGCAGCCCCTGCGCAGATCAGCGACAAGGTGATTTACACCATCGCTACCGGTGTGATCGCAACCGTACCTGCTGAAACCGCAGTACCGGCCTTGAGCCTGGCTGTGCCTAACGCCGTGGTGTATCGCATCGGCACTGACCTGGCTGGCGGCGACGTCATCTGCATCAAACTGACCAACTAAGGGACGCCGCGAACATGGCACACTTGCAACCGAGCCGCACCCGCTCTACCACCCACGCCCGAAATGTCGGCGTGATGAACATTACCCCCGAGGAAATCCGTTCGCACGGTATCCGTGGCTTGGGCCTGGACGCCATCGGCGTTGACTTGACCGAGGCTGATTTCCGCCGCATGACCTTCGCGATGGACGCCGCGATGATCACCCCGCCGAGCGCCGCGACCTTGCTGCAGTTCACGCAAGCGTGGCTACCCGGCACCATTCGTGTTCTCACCTCGGCTCGCAAGATCGATGAGCTGTTGGGCGAGCGCGTTGTCGGTTCCTGGGAAATGGGCAGCGTTGTTCAAAAGATCATGGAAAGTGTCGGCGCTGCGCAAATCTACAGCGACCACGGTAACGTTCCATTTTCCAGCTACAACGCAACGTACGAAGAGCGCGACATTGTGCGCTTCGAACAAGGTTTCCAAGTCGGCGCACTGGAAGACGCCCGCGCAGCGCTGATGAAAGACAACGCGGCTGGCGAGAAGCGTGACGCGGCCATGATGGCGCTGGAAATCTCGCGTAACCGCCTGGGCTTCTTCGGTTACAACGGTGGCAGCAACCGCACCTACGGTCTGCTCAACGAGCCTGGTCTGTTGGCTTATGCAACTGTGCCTGCCGGTGCTGGCGGTTCCACCAAGTGGATGGATAAAACTTTCCTCGAAATCATCAAAGACCTGCGCACCGCGTTCGCTGCACTGCGTACCCGTTCGGGTAGCAACATCGACCCGAAAAAAGCGCCAATCACGTTGGCCACTGGCACCAGCGTCATCGAGTTCTTGAGCATCCCCAACGACCTGGGCACCACCACGGTTGGCGAGTGGCTGAAAGAGAACTATCCGAACGTACGCACCGAAGACGCGCCGGAACTCGACGCGGCCAACGGCGGCGCCAACGTCTGCTATATCTACGTCGAGAAGGTTGACGCGACCGGTGATGACGCAGGCCAGGTGATTCAACAACTGATCGCTTCCAAGGTCCACCCACTGGGCATTGAAAAGCGCGTTAAAACCACCGTCGAGGATTACACCAACGCCCTGGCCGGTGTGATGGTGACCCGTCCATTCGCCGTGTACCGCATCACTGGCGTTTAACAAACCGTCAAGGGCGTGCTATGTTGGGCGCCCTTACACCAACAAACAAAAGGGCTTTGACATGCCGCTACTCTTTTCGACCATGACCGGTGCAGTAACTTACACCGACTGGAAAACTTCTCCCGGTGGGCTCAGCATTGCGGGTGCCTCGGTGACCATCAATGGTGGCGCCAACGTCGCGCACCGCAAGACCATCATCACCCCGCGTGGCGTTGGCACTCAGGTTACTGACGACGAACTGGCGTTCCTCGAAACCGACCCGACGTTCAAGATGCACAAGCTCAACGGTTTCATCACCATCGACAGCGTCAAGGACATTCGTGACGCTGACCTGGCTGCAAGCGACATGGAAGGCCGCGACGACTCAGCACCGGACGTTGAGCAGGATTACACCGCCGAGGGTTTGAAAGCACCCACCGTGGTCAACACCGTGCAGCTCGACACCCCGCCACCAACTGGCACCCCACGTCGCAACCGCAAATAAGGTGAAGCACCATGGCCGAACATATTTTTGATTCGGTCGCCTTTCGCGAACAGTTCCCAGCGTTCACGAGCACAACCAAATACCCCGATGGGCAACTGTCGGGGTATTTTACTATGGCGACCGCGTACATTTTCCCAAGCGATTGGGGCGGCATGAGCGGGGCGCAACTACAACTCGCGCTCGACTTGATGACCGCGCACCTCACGTGGCTCAATCAGCTCATCATTGCGGGCAACACCAGCGCAGCCCCGGTTGCTGGCGCCACCATCGACAAGGTATCGGTGAGCCTGGTGCCACCTGAGAGCAAGAGCGCGTGGGCCTATTGGCTCAACAGCTCATCGTACGGCAAGCAACTGCTGGCCTTGCTACGCATCCTGTCGCGGGGTGGTGGCATCGTCGGTGGTGCCCCTGAGGGCTTGGCGTTCCGTGGTGCGTTCGGTGTTCCTCGCGGTCGGATGCGCTTACGGTGATCGTTAGCAAAGGGGCGGGCGTTGGGCGCCAGGTGCTGGCCAAGCGGCTTGCTGAACTTCAAAGCAAGCAGGCTGCGGTCGGCTGGTTCTCGACTGCCAAATATCCTGACAGTAACGTGCCGGTTGCGTACGCTGCTGTTATTGGCGAGTTTGGCAACCCTGAGAACGGGCAACCACCGCGTTCCTTTGTGCGCGCAACGCAGACCGAGAAACAGAAGGGTTGGAGCGTGCTGTTGGCCAAGGGTGCCAAGTCGGTAATGGATGGCAAGCACACTGCAATCAACATGTACGATCTTGTTGGGTTGCAGGTGGCCGGCGACATTCGCAAGACCCTGGCCACCGCGCCGTTTGAAAAGCTCGCAGACTCGACAGTTGCAGCACGAGCAAGGAAACGAGGGCTCAGTGTTGAGGAAGTGAACAAAGACCCGTTGCACGACACCGGGTATATGCAGGCAAGCTTGACCAACCAGACCACCAAGAAGGATGCATCACTATGAGCGTGCCAGGCAGCAACCTTTTATCCATCGCGCTCACGGTTATCGCACCCCAGCAGATCGCACTGAGCCGAGCCACAGGCCGCACAGAGAACGCGATAGGTGAGTGGGTGACCACGTATGCCGCGCAAGTGCCTGTTGACGGCTCATGGCAGCCGGTAGACCAAACAAAATACGAATCCCTCGGGTTGGACCTGACAAAGAAATATTTCATGTTCTACGCGAGCGAGCGCATCAACTCTATTAACCGAGGCGAGTCGCCCGACCTGGCCGAGCGCAACGGGCGCAAGTACAGCACGGTGTCGGATGTTCCGTGGAACGACGTAGATGGTTGGCAATCAGCCATGTTCGTTGACATTGGGGTTGCGGACTGATGAACAATAACGAAATTGCAGCGTTCTTTCGGGCGCAGATGCTGGCGATGATGGCCGAGCAAGGGCGCCCTGAGATTGACGTAACGGCCAGCTTTCAAACGGACAATCAAGGGCGCCTTGATGGCCCGGTGTTGTACTTCGTTGAGATTGCTGATGACCCGCACGGTGCGCAGGGCTACAACACAACGCACAACATCGGCACCGGGCAAACGGTCGATACCTCAACCCAGCGGATGCGCATCACCTATCAAGTGCAGGGGTTCGCGCCGGTCAACAAAACCGACCTTACCGCGCTGCGTGCGGGGGATGTTGTCAAGTTGGCGCTGATGTTGTTGAAGTCCCCGCCGTTCATCAAAGCGCTCAAAGCGAACGGTATGGGAATTGAAAAGATACCGTCAACTAAGCCTAACTTTGTAGTCAACGACCGCGCACAGTTTGAAGCTGGCCCGATGTTTGAATTTACTATGAGTTACCGTCGTTCAATAATCCAAAAGTCTGCGATAATCCAGACCGCAGATATCGCAATCCACCGAGTATAAAGGGGCCACCATGCCTATTAGCATTAACCGCTACGTTCCCATCGCGTCCGGGGTTGTCGGCGCTCAGGTTGTCGCTGAGCGCTCGCGCTGCGGGCTTCGTTTCACCACTGACCCGAAAGTTCCAGCCGGCAGCGTGGTAACCCTCAGTGATGAGATTGCGACCCTTGCCGCTGCATTGTTCGGCAGTTCCTCGCCTGATGCTGAGTACGCTGCGCAGTACGCTGCCTATATCTCGCCCCCACCTGCGAGCAAGGCAAAGGAACTGCGGTTTGCAGCCTATGTTGACGTTGCTCGCGCACCGCGCATTTTCGGCGGCAAGATCAAACCAGTGCTTGCCGACTTCACCGCTATCACCACGGGTACGTTGCCACTGACCCTCGGCGCGGTTTCGGTGTCGCTGGCGGGCTTGAACTTCTCTACGGCGCTGACCCTGGCCGACGTTGCGAGCATCTTGCAAGTTGCCATCCGTGCAGCGAACGTTGCCCCTGTTTGGGCGACTGCAACCGTGACCTATGACGCTGTTGCGAGTGCGTTCAATCTGGTCGGTGGTGCAGCAGGTGTTGCGCCTGTAGCTCTTGGCGTTGCTGTTGCTGGCGACGTCGGTACACTGCTCGGCTGGCGCGCTGCGTTGTCTATTTTCTCGCCTGGTGCCGCAGCGCAGCAGCCTGTGCAAGCGCTGCAAGTTGCTGAGCAAGTGACCGATTCGTTTGGTAGCCTCTCTTACGCTGCTGCGGGTGCTGTCACCGTTGACCAAGCCGAAGCCGTGGCGCTGTATAACGCCGGCTTGAACGTCAAATATCAGTTCTACTATCAAGTCACCCTGGCCAACGCGGCGCAGGTGTACGCGCAGTTGTCGCAATACGCATCGACCGGTTTGATTCTCAACGGCCTTGCAGGCGAGTACAAAGAATCGCTGCCGGCTGCTGTAGGTGCAGCGATTGACTACAACCGCAGCAACTGCGTAGTCAACGTGATGTATCGTCAGGGGCCGTTTGAGAACGATAACGACGTCAGCGACGACACCACCGCAAACGCAATGGATGCGTTGCGTGTGAACTACTACGGCACCACGTCCAACGCCGGCCAGAAACTCGCATTCTTCCAGCGCGGTTACTTGCTCGGCGGTGCTACTGCGCCACTGGACATGAACGTCCATTTCAACGAGCAGTGGTTTAAATCCTCGCTGCAATCTGACTTCCTGAGCGGTCAACTCTCCCTCGCTGAAATCGGCGCAGATGACGCAGGGCGCGGCGTGGTCATGGGCCTGCTGTTGGGTCGTGTGATCCAAGCCAAACGCAACGGTGTCATCAGCATCGGCAAGCCGTTCACCGCACTGCAACAGATCGCCGTGACTCAGATTACAGGCGACACTGACGCCTGGCGCGACGTGCAAACCAACGGCTATTGGGCTGACGTTGTGATTGTTCCGTACACTGGCCCGAGCAACACCACGGAATACAAAGCCGTGTACACTCTCGTCTATTCGAAAAATGATGTCGTGCGCAAAATTGAAGGCTCGCACAACCTCGTATAACTTGGAGCGTTAATTATGCCGCTAGATATCAGCTCGACGGGTATTAGCTTTCGCGTTGTTTTCAGCAAGACCTACCCGAGCGGGGTAACCATCAGTGAGATTGCTGACGGCACTGACCCGCTCGACATCCCTGAGGTGCAGATTGCTGACAGTGCCATGACCGCCAACGGCACCTTGGTGCACTGGTCGGCCCCTAAGCCCATCCCAATCAAGATTGCTGTTGTTCCTGGCAGTGATGACGACATTGCGCTGCAATACGGCTTTGACGCCAACCGCGCAGCCAAGGGCAAACGTGTTGCACGGGATGAGGTGTCATTCATCGGCAACTACCCTGATGGTGGTACTGTGACGCTCTCAGGCGGTCACTGCGGCGCGTACACGCCTGGTCGCTCGGCAACGTCGGCAGGTCGTTACAAAGACAGCGTCTACAGCTTCACATTCGAAAACATCGCAACAACCAAGCCAACGGGGAACTAATAATGTCTGACCTCATCAAGCCGAAGGACGTAGAAATCAAGGACTCTGACGGTGACGTGAAAACGTTTATCGTTTCAAAGATTCCCGCTATCCCAATGCGGGAAGTGATGGCGAAGTATCCAGTGAGCAACATTCCTAAGCTCGGGGAATACAACGTCTCCGAAGAGGTAATGCAACTGCTCATGCGATACGTCGCGGTTCGGCTTGATGATGGTCAAGAGATTGCGTTGGTCAACAAAGCGCTCATCAATAACCACGTGGTGGACGGTGAGCAACTGTTGCGCATTGAGTACGCAATGTTGCAATACAACACAAGTTTTTTCGGTCAAGGCGATCTCTCGACTTTCTTAAGCGGATTGATTGCCAAGCACCTACCGTCGCTTATCCAAACAGTGACGGATTCGTTGCATGCATCCTCACCGGGCACGCGGGATCTGTCAGCTTCACCGACCTCAAAACCTCAATAGACATGGAAGAGGCGTTTGACCTGTGGGAAATGGTGCAGGTCAATCGCTACAACGAGTATCGGGCGGCTGAGTACGCAAGAGAGCGAGGCAAGTAATGGGCGGCATTCTCGACACCTGGGTCACGGTCTTTCAATCCGACACCAAGTCGGTTGATGACGGCAATAAAAAAGCGGCCCTGTCTGCTGATGCCCTTATCCACAAACTGAAAGCAACGGACACGGTTGCAGCCAAAACCGGCTCATCTATGGCGGGCTTTATCACGGGGGCTGCCGGGGCGCTGGCGGGCTTCCTGGCTGCGAAGGCGAGCATTAGCGGGGTGTTTGAGTCTGCCACCATGATCGTCGCTTTGCAGCAGACGTCAGACGCCTTGGGCGAAACGATTGAGAACGTTGACGCCTTCGGCAAAGCGGCTGAGGCTGCTGGCGGTGACGCTCAGGGCGCCCGCGACTCGCTGACCGACCTGGCTGAGAAAATGGGCGAGGCGATGAGTGACGCAGAGTCGGGCGCGGCCAAGGCCTTCAAGGCTTTGCACGTTGGGCTCAAGGACACCGAAGGCAACACAAAGGGCGCGGTAGCTGGGATGCTTGACCTGGCGGCTGCCGTTGAGAAGCTGCCGAAGAACGAAGCGGTTTTTAAAATCAAGGAACTTGGCATCACCGACAACCGCACTGTTGAAATGCTGTTGAAGGGTCGCACGGAGCTTGAGCGCCTGCTTGCCAAGCAGAAAGAACAGGGCGTGGTCACCAAGGAGAACGCCGAGCAGGCGCTTAAATTCAAATCCGCTTGGAACGAACTCAGTGCTGGGTTTGACCGCGCAGGATTGAGCATCAGCACCGGCTTGATGCCCTACTTCACCAAGGCCATTGACGCCTTGGTTGTTGGTTTCGATTGGCTGGAAGACCACAAGGATTTGGTAGCTGGCTTCTTTATCGCTATTGGTGCGATTGTCGCCGTTGCGTACGTGCCACCAATGATGGCAGCCGCTGCCGCAACCATAGCCGCAACCTGGCCAATACTCGCTATCGGTGCGGCTATTATAGTTGCGGCTGCTGCGTTTGCGCTGATCTATGACGACATCATGAATTTCATTGACGGTAATGATTCGTTCATTGGTCAGATGGTGGAAAAGTACCCGCTCGTAAAGGCGCTCGTTGATGGCGTTGCAGTAGCCTTCAAGTTCCTCGGTCAGATGGCGGGCGATGTTTGGCGGGCGATCACTGTTGGCTTCCAACAGATGATTGAATTCATCATGCGGGGCATTAAGCAAATTGCTAGCGGGGTGTCCACGGTTGCTAAGTTCTTCGGTATCGGTGGGGGTGATGACGAGCAAGCAGGCCCACAAGAGCCAGAAGGGCGTGCGCGCCCCAGCGGTAGCGGCCAGGACGCGAGCGACGTACCCGGCAACGACACTGTGCGTATGGGTCAGCAGCAGTTGGCGCTGGCCGGTGCCAGCCCGCTCAATTCAACAACCAGCAGCGCAATCAGCAACGCCAACAGCAACAGCAAGGTTGAGAACAATTTGAGCGTTGGAGAACTCAACGTAAACGCCCCGCAAGCTACAGACGCGGCAGGTATTGCGCAGGGCTCGACCGACGCCCTTGATAAGCAGCTCAAATCAATGCAGGAAAGTTCGGCAAATGGGAGGGCGCGCTAATGGCTTCAACTGACACAAACGTCAACTCGTTAAGCCAAGACATGATCGCAATTCTTGACGCTGATAACTTGACCCAATTGTTTACGCTCGCTGGGCCAATGCAGGTCACTGTGCGCGAGCTTTCCAAAACCCTCAGCTTCACGGCTGAGGACGGTAGCGAGAAGTCAGACCATATCGTTTACTTGCCGACCGAGATTGATATTCCGTTCCTGTTGACCGAGGACATGCGCAACGTTTACGCGGCGTTCAAGCGAGCGTGGAAAACGCAGAAAAGCTTGGTGGTGCAGACCAAGGTTGACACCTACACCGACATGCTGATTTACGAAATGCCGCATGACGAGAACGCCGAGCAGGGCAACAGCACTGTCATTCAAGTCAAACTGCGGGTTTTCAATACGATCAAACCTGAGTACGGTGCGTTGCCACCGAGCAAGGTCGCCAACAAGTCACAGGCGAGCACTGTTAAGAAGGGTCAGGTGCAGACCACCGAAAGCAACGCACCAACCAAGCGCAAAGGCTCGGTGCTGGCAGGGATATACAACGGATGAGAACTATTTCACTTGACGCTATCCCTAACCAAGAGCTGTCGGTGACGCTCGACGGCAACCGCTGGGACATCACAATTAAGGAATGCAACGGGGTGATGTGTTGCACCCTGGTGTTGAATGATGTGCTTCTTTTGTCGGGTCAGCGCATTGTCGCGGGCTCGCCACTCATCCCGTACAAGTACATGCAGAACGACGGCAACTTTTGGATTCTCACCGAGGATGATGAGTTACCCTATTACGACCGTTTCGGTGTTGATCAACAGTTTATTTACATGAGTTTCGGGGAGGTTTGAAAATGGGGGCTGTTGACTTGCGGCGTGTGCGCGTTGGAATTGAGGTGAGCGGGCGCATCAACTGGTACGAGGGTTTGAAGGTCAAAGCAACCGGCACGAAATACGCCAACCCTGAGCAGAACGATTGCACCGTGGTCATCACCAACCTCAAGCGCCAGACCCGTGACTTTCTGGTGACCGAGGCGAGCCCCTTCAACAGCAACCCGACCCCCAAGCGTTTAATCCTTGAGGTTGGTAGGGTGTCCACGGGGTTAACTCGCATATTCGTTGGGGATATCACTGCGGCTGAGCCTAGCATGCCGCCAGACATCGAACTCACCATCACCGCGAAGACCGCCAACGCGAGCAAGGGTAAGCTCTCAGCGAAGTCCGCAGGGGCTCAGAGCAAACTAAGCGCAATCGCCAAGTCTATCGCTGATGACATCGGGGTCGTTCTTGATTTTCAGGCACAAGACAAGAACATTGGCAACTACACGCACAGCGGCCCCGAGCTTAAACAGGTTGAGCTGTTGCAACAGGCCGGGGGTGTCAGCGCCTACATTGATGACGGCAAGCTAGTTGTAAAGGATGCAGGTATGCCGCTCACTGGTCGGATACGCATCCTGAATAAAAACAGCGGCATGGTGGGTGTTCCGAAGCCAACGGAGAAGGGTCTAAAAGTGACCTTTCTAATTGATGCTGATACGGTCCTCGGTGGCGCACTGCGGCTTGTGTCGCAGATCAACCCGGCAGCCAATGGTGACTACGTGATTACACAACTTGCCTTTGATGTCGCGACCCATGACGCGCCGTTCTACTACACCGCACTGGCGACCCGAGCATGACAGACATTCAAAAGCCGAACACGCAGCAGGCCAACACCGGCAACATGGGCGGGATAACCAACGAGTTTTTGAACAACTGGTTGCGCAACGAGGTTGACGGCATGGTTCCCGCACGCGTGGTCAGCTACAACGACACCACCAACCGCGCAGTTCTGCACCCTATCGTCATGATGGGCGGCACAGACGGCAGCAAGGTGCCGCGCGGCGACGTGCACAACATCCCGGTGTACCGCTTCGGGGGTGGGGGTATCTTTATGCGCTTCCCGCTCAAGGCTGGCGACCTGGGGTGGTTGGCAGCCAACGACAACGATATTAGCTTGATCATGCAGGGTGGCGGGGTTGAGGATTGGCCGAACACCGAGCGGCTGCACAAATTCAGTGACGCTGTATTCTTCCCCGACACGCTCAAGTCTTGGATCATTGACGGGGCCAACGCGGACAACGCCGTATGGCAGACCATGGACGGCCAGACCTGCATTGCTGTTGGTGCTAACGGCGTTAAGATTAACCGTCTGACTGCCGTTATTGATGTCACCGCAGCACACGTAAAGCTTTCAGTTGGTGGCGTTTCAATTGAGCTGACAGCCGCAGGCATCAACATGGTCAGCCCGCCTGGTACACTCAAGCACAACGGTAAGAACGTTGGCGATACCCACACGCACATCGGGTCACCAACCGCACCGCTTGGCCCAATCAGCCCTACAGGGGTTCCGGTTTAATGCGCACTTTTCAGGTCGATGAAAACAACAACTTTGTAATTGGTGACGATGGACAAATCCCAATCATTGGCGCGCTGCCAGCGACCAGTCAGACAGCGCGCCAGTTCTCACAAGCGCGCAAGGGTGAAATGATTTACAAGGGGGATGAGGGTATACCGTACGCGCTGATCGCGTGGGCGGCTGACCCCAACGAGGCTGCATTTGAGGTGTCTCAGCGTGCACGCCTACTGCAACTCCCGACTGTCACCGCCGTCACAGCGTTTGAAATCATCAGGGTTGGTGATGATTTAAAGTACACTGCGACCCTGGACACCACCGAAGGGGAGCTAGTCATTAATGGCTAACTATGAGTATGTAGTTGCAACGGGCCTGATTGTCCCCGACACCGCAACAATTCTTGAAGAAGTCAAGGATGAGTGGCGCGAAGCCTATGGGGCGGATGTAATCCTTGAGCCTGAAACGTCTCAAGGTGTGATCGTTGTTCAAGACACCGAGATTCGTGACGCCACGGTTCGCAACAACGTAGCCGTGGCCAACCAGATCAACCCCGACTATTCGGGTGGTCCGTTCCTTGATGCTGTTTGGGCGCTTACCCGTGGGAGCCGTAAAGGTGCAACGCGGAGCACAATCGCGGGCGTAATCCTCGGCGGTCAAACAGGAACAAGCGTTCTTGCGGGTTCCGTTGCGGTCGTTACAGCTTCGGGCGCCAGGTTTTTTACAACTACGTCTGTCGTCATTGGTGCGGTAACGCCAGGTCAAGCAACCGTTGACTTTATAGCCGAGGAATACGGCCCTATCGGCGTGATTGCCGGTGGGCTCAACGCGGTCGCATCCGGTGTGCTTGGTTGGGAAACCGTTACAAACCCGAACCCGGCAGTGGCCGGCAAGCTGGATGAGTCTGACGTTGCTGGCCGTCGTCGCCGTCGCCTTACCCTGGCCCTGCAATCAATCGCAATGCCCGAGGCGATCATTTCAGGGCTGTACGCAATCGAGGAAGTCGATTCGCTACAGTTCCGCGAGAACATCGCGCCGACAACGCAGGTCATTGACGGCATATCGCTGGTTGCACATAGTATTTGGGTGTGCGTGCGCGGTGGGTCTGATGTGCAGATTGCGCAATCCCTGCTCGAAACCAAAGGTATTGGTGGCGGCTATAACGGCGCGGTGTCGCTCAGTGTGGTTGAACCGTCAAGCGGCCAAACCTATGTGATCAAATTCGACCGGCCAACCCTCATCACCCTATTTGTTCGCATCACCGCCAAGTTCAACAACACCGATGGCGCGACGATCATTCCGAACGCGGTAATGGCCTACGCAACCGGTGAGATTGAAGGTGACGCAGGGTTGATCGTTGGCGCGTCGGTGAGCCCGTGGGAATTTGCGGGGGCAATCAATCAGGTTGAGCCTCGTATTAAGGTAACCAAGGTTGAGCTGTCGACCGATGGCATAACGTGGAACTCTAACGTGCTGGCCGTTGCGCTCAATCAGCAAGCGGACCTTACTCTTGCACGGGTTCTAGTGGTGGCCGCATGAGCCGCATTCAAGCGTTTGATTCAAGCATCAACGTCCTTAAAGCGCTGCTTTGGCAACACGACAGTGCAGATAAGCTGGTGTTGTTGGCCACGCTCAAGCAGCAGTGGTACGAGCAGAACCAAAGCGAGTTTTGGAACAATTGGGTGCGCGACGTCTTCAACATCGACACCGCCAACCAATTTGGCCTGGCTGTGTGGGGTCGTATTCTGGACGTACCCATGCAGGTTACGTCGGCGCCGGACGTTGCTAAGGACGCTTTCGGTTTTGGCACCTCAAATAAAAACTTTGGCAACGGGAACTTTGGCAACAAGGCGAGCAACACCATTGGGTTGACGGTAGAGCAGCAGCGGCTGGTTATTCGCTTGCGCTATTTCAAACTGACTGCACGCGGCACGGTGCCGGAAACTAACCGATTTCTAAAACAGATATTCACCGACGAAGGCCAAGGCCGTGTGTTCGTTACAGACCCATACGACATGAGTTTTGTGACATACTTTTTTGAGCAAGCCCCGAATAGTCAGGTGCAATTCATCCTTGATCATTACGACCTGCTGCCACGACCAGCAGGCGTGGGAATCAAATATCAAATTCAAACTCGCCCGTCCTTTGGGTTCGGAACGAATCATCTAAACTTTGGAAATGGGAACTTTGGTGCATAACTATGGCTAAGCGTTTTGTTGTTCCGTTCGCCACTGGTGGCGATAAGTCAGTCACCCCCGACGCCACCGACCCTGGCGGTGCAATCAGCTACACCCAAGGCTGGCCGTCTGCGTATCAACTCCCCAATACCGACCCTGCGTATCGCCCTGTAGGTCGCCAGGAAATGAACGGGGTGTTAAACGACATCACCGGTGCGCTTGTCGAGCTTCAAACAATCGGCTTCCCTGAGTGGGTTGCTGTTGCTGGCCTGGTTGTGCCGTACCGCATCAACGCTTACGTTCGCCACACTGACGTTGTTTGGCGCTCCAAGATCGCAAACAACTCTGATGAGCCAGGTGTTGGCGCGGGTGCAACGTCTTGGGAAAACGTTTCAGGTGGCGCGTCCGGTATCCTTGTTGGCACGCAGATATTTAAGGTCAACGGCACCTACACCCCGACCGCAGGCACTGTCTATATCGATGTTGAGGTTGTTGGTGGTGGCGGTTCCGGCGGCTACGCCCCAACCACTGGTGCCGGTACTGCGTCCGCTGGTGGCGGTGGTAGCTCGGGCGGGTACACGCGCAAGAAAATCACATCTGCCTTTTCTGGCCTCACTGTAACAGTTGGTGCAGGCGGCATTGGTATCACTACCGGCAGTAACCCCGGCGCGGACTCGTCGTTCGGTTCGCTGGCTGTTGCCCCTGGTGGCCTTGGTGCTAACACGCAGGGACCATCTAACCAAGCGTTCGGTGCAGCAGGTGGGGTTGGTGCAATCGCTAGTACCACTGGCGATATTAACGCAGGTGGTACGCCAGGCGTGTACGGCCTTTTCGTTCCGTCAGGGGCTGGCGGTTTACCGTATGGCGGCAGCGGCGCCCCAAGCTTTTTTGGTGGCGGTGGTAGCTATAACACCGGGGTTGGCGGGCCAGGTACAGCGCCGGGTGCCGGTGGTGCCGGTGCAGCTAATAGCGTGTCAAGTGCGGTAAAAGCAGGCGGCAACGGTGCCGCAGGTATCGTAATTATCAGGGAATACAAATAAATGACTATTGATAATTGGGCGATGATCAACGTTGAAACCAATCGGGTTGACAGCGTGGTTGTGTGGGACGGCAACCTTGAAACTTGGGCACCGCCTGAGGGTTACATTATGGTGATTGCTGGCGATGCTGGTATCGGCTGGACTTACGTAGACGGTGTATTCATTCAACCGCCAGTCATCCCACCAACCCCCGAGGAAGTGTTGGCCAGTCAAAGCGCTAAGTTGCAGGCTGCGATCCAACTTGCAGCCGCGCAGAAGAACGCACTGACTGAGCGCATCAGCCAAATCAATGACGCCATCGACTTTGGTGACGTAACGCCCGCCGAGGAAGCAGAACTACCTGTCCGCACCTCGCAACTGGCAGCGTGGAAACGGTACGCAACTCTGCTTGGGCGCGTAACAGCCCAAGCAGGTTGGTATGAAACGGTTGTGTGGCCGGCGCAACCAACAGAAGGCATGGACCTCACAGTGTCGGCTGTCGCCAAACCGGTGCAGGCTTCCTGACATCACGCGGTGAGTGGTATCCTTTGAACGCCAGGCGCCTTGCCTGGCGTTCTAATATCTGAGGGTTACCAATGGACGCACCTTCCTTTGAGGGACTGTCGCCAATCATTGCGTCAGGCGTTGCGACGTTCTTTGTAGGGTTGGCAGCGGTCAATAAGTGGTTTGACCTGCAAAAGAATGAGACAACCCAAGTCGCGATCATTCAAGCCGACCGCGACGACTGGAAAGAAAAAGCTGAGGCATTTGAGATAAAAGCTGAGCAGGCGTGGTCAACTGTAAACAAGCTCAACGCCGACTTGACTGAGCTTAAGGTTTCTAACGCTCGCATGAGTGAGCAACTTGACACTTTGCGTCAACGCAATGGTGAGCTAACCCAACAGATTCAAGAGTTTATGAGGTCGCAAAATGCCCGAACAAATTCGTAACGCTTGGAACAAATCGGCGGTCCCCTTCTACGTTGCAATTGCTGTCGTGCTGTCTATGGGATGCGGCTACTCAATCAGCGCATCACAAAACCGCCAAGCCGCTGTTGAGCTGGCCGACATTTACAGCAAAGAACGTGCATCCATCCGCCGAGCCCATAAGGCCGAGGTTGCCAAGCTCACCGAGCGCAACACCTTCCTTACGAATCAGATTGCAAGCCTGGCCTCTAAATCCGGCGATGCCACCAAGGCAGCAATTGAGTTGAAGGAGGTCAAGTGAACTATCCACTTCTGGCTATCAACGAGGCGCTGAGCCTACTCCCTTCCAAGATGACCACGCGTGCCGCACTGGTGCAGTTGCTGGCCATCGGTGCGCAAGAGTCGCAGGACTACACCTATCGTCGTCAGATGGGTAACGGTCCCGCTCGCGGCTTCTGGCAGTTCGAAAAGAACGGTGGGGTCAAAGGCGTGATGGAACACCCACTGAAAACCGTGCGTGACCTGGCCCGCCAAATTTGCGCAGCTCGCAACACCCCGTGGGATCGCGAGGTCATTTGGGGCAAGCTTGAGCATGACGATGTTCTGGCCGCAGCCTTTGCCCGCTTGAACCTGTACGGCGATCCCTTCGCGCTTCCTGCGGTCGGTCAGTGCAACGCGGCCTGGGAGCTTTACTTGCGCGTCTGGCGACCTGGGAAGCCGCACCCTGACAAATGGCCAGCGCGCTATGACGCTGCCGTGTTGGCGTGCGCGTGATGGTGCGGCAATGGCTACAGATTGCATTTTGCGCAGGGCTTCTTGCGTTGGGTGTTGGGGTGGGCGCTTGGCTTGCTGACAACGCGCTGAGCGCTGAGCACGAGCAATACAAGGCCAGCGTGGCCAAGGATGCAGAACAGCGAGCGCTTGCGGTGCTGATAGCCCTGGAAGCAGCCGGTGAGAAGGTGCAGGCCGGTGAGGCTGCCATATCCAAGCAGAGAGAAGACAATGCAAAAGCAACCGAGCTGCAAGCCGCTGAGCTTGACCGCCTTAATCGTTGCCTCAAGTCTGGTACTTGCGGGTTGCGGGTCGCGGCAAAGTGCCCCAGCGTGCCCAACACTGCCTCAGGTGACGGTGCCCAACGAGATAGTGCAGCCGGTGCAAGACTTACTGCCGCTGCTGAATCGGATTATTTGGAGTTCCGACGAAGGTACACCGAGCAGTTGAACACCCTCAGGCTGTGCAAGGCTTACGCGGAAACAAAAAAGCCCTCGCAATGAGGGCTTTTCTTATTGGTGCTGGCGCCTGAACTTGTGCAGATCAACCAGCCGGCGCCAGTTGCTGAACTCACCGGGGCTGAGGTGACCAACAACCATTGCATAATCCAGCATGGCGAACACCTCACGGAACAACTCTTGCGCCCGTTCCTCGTGGGTCTTCAAGGCCATGTCTAGCTTGGTTTGGATCATTGCACGGCCTGGGTCGGGCATGGTCATTGCGCGTGTCCTTTGGGTGTCGGTGCTGGCAAAGCCCCTTAATTGGGGCTTGCGGTTGGCGGGGTTGGTTATTCGCGCTCGCTGATGAAGTGGGCAACTCGCTCAAGACCGTTGGCTACATTCATCGGCACTTCACGTTCTTCTGTCCACTTGCGCTGGCCGCTACTGCATTGCACCGGGTCTATGGCAACAACTGTGTGGTCGTGAATCGACAGTGCTTTATAGTCCGCATCTTTGAGCATTTTCAGCGCGTTCAATACGTTGGTCATCTCGTCGTGCTCCGGGGTTGTTCGTTTCAGTAATTGAAGAATAGACCACTAATGACGGTCGGTCAACACTTATCGAACACCAATTGTTCCCAGCATCTTGTAGGCTTCGCGCTCATAAAACTCATAGTCGATGTCTGCCGGGAGCTGAGCAGGTAGACGCATGCACGGAATACTGCCGGTACTCCCGGCAACCATGTTGCCAATGGTCTGGCCGGCACGCAGCTTGGTTGACCTGATGGCGTGCGTTGAGCCCTTGCCGTAATACCAGCGAACTGTTTTACCCAGCACCTCACCGGTCCCTTCCCAATAGCCGCCGCCTTTACACGTGGCCACGGTGAGGAACCTGCGAATGTCCGTGCAATTGCGGATGGTTGTATAAAGCGGTGTACCCCTGGCCAAGTACGCGATCACCGCGTCTGAGCAGATATCAATGTCTGGGTTCTTGCCGGTTGGGCTGGCTTCGGGCGATACGCCTGACTCGCCAAACACCCCTTTAGCCTTGTGGGTGCCGTCTGGCTTGAACGCAATGTAGTTGTTCACATCCCTGCTAAACACGGCGGTGTATTTGGTTTCCTCAGTCTCAAGGCCGGTGGCCGCTTCCCATGCTTTTAGAATGGCATCGCGGGTCGCTTCCATGCCGTGGGGCGTCTTGACGATAATGCCGTCAGTGTTCGCTGACACGACCGGGATACCTGCAAGTTCCATGTCTTCAATGAGCATGAGCAGCGCGAGCTGGCCGGTGATGGTGGTGCGGATAAGCAGCTCGGGGGCGAACAGGATTGAGTATTTCGAACCAAGTTTGCCGAACGCGCCGTTGAGCACAATTTTCAAGCTGTCGGCAATGGTCTTCCAACGCTTGGCACCCTCGCTGTCGCCGGCCTTCTTGCACGTGCCTGCCATGTTTTTAGCGTGCAAGCGCTCGGTGTAGACCCTGCGGTAAATCTCAATGAACGCCTCACCGATTGCGCCGGGATACATGTTCATCAGCAGGATGAGCGACGGGTAGTAACTCGCAACGTCGTGGTCTGACAGCGACCACTTGCCCGGTTCCGTCAGGTGAAAAATCGATTTCTCTTGGCTGTGCAATCCGCCAATGCCGAACTTGTAAACGCTGATGCCCATCGCAACACGGATGGCTTTGATCGCCGGGGGAATGATGATCCCCGTTTTGATCTTGCGTCCGTCAGCGTCACACACCTCATCATCCTCGCCAGGCATCTTGAGCTGATCAACATCATTGACCGTAAACGCATTCGTCAGCACCGTGGCCAACACCTGCTGCATTTGCTGAGTCTTGAACTTGATGAACGGCGGGGCCTGGTAGTGGAACTGATACCCGTGCGGATAGGTGACCTTCTGCGGTCGCCAGCCGAGTTTGGCGATAATGGTTGACTCGCTGATTTGGGCGTCTGATTTGCTCATGACGTCAACGCCGAGGTCTTCGCTGATCGTGCGGCGCAACTCAAGGCGACCCTTGATGGTATCCTTCAATCCTTGCGTGCCGGTCAGGTCATTACCGCAGTAGTTTTCAAGGATGTTCATTTCCTGCTCAGTCAGGTTTGCACTCGGCTCAACTGGCAGGTCTTGCAGGGTTTCTGAGTGCATGCGCCCCATGTACATTTTGAGGCCGATACCCACGCCTGGCGCCACCTCAAACAAGTCGATGTGCTTGAGCCATGGTAGCTCAGGGATGTTGTTTTGTTTGTAGAACTGCCAGCCCCTGACACGCCCAACAATGATGCTGTCGCTGTACGCCTTGAGCGCCGCGCAAAGCTGCGTGGGTGTGATCGCCGGGTTGCTCGTGATGAGGTGCAGGCACGCAGCAATCATCGGCTCATCATAGTTCTTGCCGTTGAACGTGATGATTTCGTGCGAGGCCAGGAAGAACCGCAGGCCCATCACGTTTGGAAGCTGCCAATGCGGGCGAACCTCGAAACTGTAGCCAGGTGCTTTGATCAAAAAATAGTTGCGATAACACTCAACGTCTGTTGGCGCCTGGGAGTAATTGCCCATATTGGTGCACTCAAAGAAAACCCCGGACGCGCCGGGGTTTGTAGGTTGGGAGGGGTCAGTTATGCAACGAGCATCATACCCGCTGCGATCAACGCTGCATCGGTCTGACCGTTGGCCAACCACTGCTCGCGGGTGTAGCCCTGCGCTGCGGGGGTCATGGTGTAGGTTGGGGCAATGGCGGACTGAGTGAACGCCGGGTTAGGGGTCGCCATCACTAGCGCCGGGGGTGCTTGAGGCGCTGGTGCCTGTTGCACGATAGGCGCCTGCATCTGCGGTTGGTTGCCCATCGGTGCAGGGGTTTGCATCTGCATTTGAGGCTGTGGCGCTACCATCGCTGGCGCCGGGGTGCTGACGGTCATGTAACCCGCAGCGATCAAGCTTTCGTCAGTCTGGCCGTTGGCGAGCCATTGTTCACGGGTGTAGCCCTGAGCTGCTGCGGTCATGGTGTAGACCGGTGCGGCAGGCTGAGGGGCAACCATCTGCATTTGCGGTTGTGGCGCCGGGGTCATCTGAGGCTGCGGTGCGGCCTGACCTGGCATCTGCATAGGTTGGCCAGGCATGGCAATTGCTGCAACCGGTGCGGTGAGCGACATGCCCGCAGGAACGTACGTGCTGACCGGCGCGGCGAACATGGTTTCAGCGTCAGGACCACCGCTGATCTTGGCACCGTGGCCAACGAGCTGCACGCCATCAGGGTTGATAAACAGACCTGGCTTGCTGTTGCCCTGACCCGTCCAGCCGTTACCCTTGATGTCCAACGAGACGCGAACGAACTTGCCGGTGTGGATTGCTTCCATGTCGGTGATTGGCAGGTTGTTTTGCAGACCGTCATAGCACTTCATGGTGCCTGCGTAGGTGCTGATTTTCAGGATGTAGTGCCCACCCCAACCTTCTTTGTTGCTGTGCGGTTTACCGTTGAGGTCCATGCCGTCACCGTCAACAACCTTGAACGCGAAGTCAGGGCGCACACAACCTTCGTTGGGGCTGTTCGGATTCCAGCCTTGAGGGAACAACTGAGGGTATGCGGCTGCTGCTTCCTGCTTGATGGCGCAGATCATTGGCCACGTTGCCGGGTCTTTCTTGTCAAAGGCTACAGTGATCCACCAGTTGAACGACGGTTGACCGTCCTTGCCGATTTTCTGTTGCTTGGTCACGTCGTCCATTACAGGGGACTTGAACAGCGGGTTGCCTTGAACGATACGGCCAGTAGGGGAAAGCATTTTAATCGGCATTGTCTTTTATTCCTGATTGAAAAGTTTGTCAGCGTGATTGTCTGCCAGGCGGCGCAGTTTAAGCGAGCCTGATTTGCGCACCGTGAAAGCGTCAAGTACGGCGCCTGGAACTTTGGCCTTTGCCTGGGTTGGTGTCAAAGCCTGTAGCGGTTTTGCGATGTCGAAGCCGAGCACTTTAGCGAGGGCGATGGCCTGCAACATCTTGCCGTCTTCCCATGCCAACTTGCCATTGCCGCCGCTCATTTCAAAATTGCGGTGGATGAATCCGTCCTTCTGAATACCGTGAGTCAACTTGCCCTCAAGTCCCGACTGGCGAGCTTCCATCACCTTGATTGCGCGGTCCAACCTGCGCAGCTCAGCAGCCGCTTGGTCGTACGTCAGTTCAAGCGCGCCGTGATCAGTTGACACGTCAATCAGTTGCAGTGATGCAGCTTGCAATGTTGCACAGTCAGCTTTGGCTGAACAGTTCTCGCAGTGTGGGCCAGCCGTAAAGGCACCCTTCTCACTCCCAACACGCTGACCATACTCACCGTCGCGAAAGGCGATTGCGTTATGAGCAGCCGTGCGCAGCGTGGTCATGTACGGAATCAAGCGCTCACTGTTAACCCGCCAAGTCTTCACGGTGTCGTGACCATAGCCGCGAGGTTGCACGATCACGAACACCACTTTGAAGTGCTCGGTGAACATCCCGTGAATCGCTTGCAGGTAATCCAGAATCCCCCGGAAATACGCGAGCAATTGCCAAAGCTCGAAAGGGTCAACCGGGACATACCCGAGCTTCAAATCTGCAACGTACAGTGTGCGGTTCGGTGCATCCCATGACCACGCGTCTACGGTGCCACCGCACTCAGCGTGAATGCTTGGGATTGCAACCTGAGACTCAAGGTAAATCGGGGAGCCCCAAGACCGCAGGACCGCCAGGTACTCGGCCACACCGTCTAGAATTTCCTCAGTCAGCGTGACACCGTTTGGCGCTACCGTACCTTCTGGAACTGGTCGGTTGTTGCCGATTTCAAACGCAGCCCAATGACCCGCCGTACCTTCCTCACGTACCTCATTGTCGCCGGGGAGTTCGGGAAAGCGGGTGGCCATTGTGGCGTAGCCCGCACACCGAACCCACAACCCAGCAGCGCTAGGGCGCAAAGTGAATTGTGGGGTATCCATGATTAGGAGGCCGCAATCTGAGCGGTGAACGCTTGGTGCAGCCAGGCCACTGCGTCAGGACGATTGGCGACCAAGGCGAACTCACCGACGCCTTGAGCGTTGACGATGTTGCATTGACGGCAGAAGTGCTCAACGTGCGCAGTGCTCAGCTTACCGCCTGAATCTTGCAGGTTTGGAGCCAGCCACACGGCCAGGTCTTGATAGCTTGTCGGCGCTGCGGCCTGCGCAGGCATTGGCGTTGGCATTGGCGCGATTTGCGGGGCCAGGGTTGGGGCGTCTGCCATTGGCATTGGCGCGATTTGCGGTTGCAATGTAACTGGCGCAGGTTCCACCACCGGGGCAGGCATCGGTGCAATTGCTTGACCAGACGGTGCACCACCGATTGGGACTGCAACAAAGGCGTTTGGGTCGGTCGGTAGCGCAACAGCTACTTGATGCGGCTCGTTTACCGGGTTACCCAGCACGCCACCGGCAGGAAGGCCAGCAGGCGGCGCAGCGTGGCCAATCTGAGCGGCCATCAGGTTTTGCAGCTCTTTGGTGATGTTGGCTTTGGTCAGGTCATCAACGCCTTTCTTTTTGGCCCACGAGCCGTCAGCGTTCTTTTTAGGGTTGCCTTGTTCGTCACGACCACCTGAGTGTATCCGCGCATCCCACGGGATACCGTTCTTATCAAGCGCGACACCCGCAGGGCCATTCACGACAGGGGTATCCAATACCACCACTGTAGGGGCAATCGAGGGGTTTGGGAATTCAGCGACCGGGGCAGGGCTGTTCACCGGGGAAGGCTGCGAAGGTTCGACGACAGCCGTAGGTTGCGCAATATGAGGCGCATCTACAGCCGGTGTCAGCTTTGGGGAACTCTTAACGCCGTAAACTGCATCGACCACACGGGAGACGTCAACGTGGTTGTCTTCTGCTGGGCTAAATGTAAGTGAGATTTGCATTGCTTTGTGTTCCTGGGTGGTTGTGAAGTTGGGCAAGACTAAGCATAATTAACGCCGGTTGCAAATATTATTTTCACGGGGATTTCAAAGGATGGCGAATTTACGGGGCTTCCAACAAGAAGCGAACGATAAGACCCGGCACGCTCACCGAACGCTGCCAAGGGGCAAGCGCAACGTGATGGTTGTGATTCCCACGGGTGGCGGTAAAACCGTCTGTATGGGCGACATGGCGCGTCATCACGACGGTTGGGGCGTATCGATGGCCCACCGCAAAGAGCTGGTGGGTCAAATCTCAAAAGCCTTTGCGCGTGAGGGGATTGTGCATTCGGTGGCAGCACCCAAGGCAACGGTTGCCGACATCCAGACCGAGCACTATGAGGAGTTCGGGCGCAGCTATATCAACCAGAATAAAGCTGATTGGACCATCGCCAGCGTGGACACCGTGAAGTCCAAAAATTCTGATTGGGGTGAACGCTTCAAGCGCGCAACGCTCGGGGTGATCGACGAAGGGCACCACGCGCTCAAGAAAAACAAGTGGGGTGAGGTCTTCAATTATTTCAGCCCCGAGGTTGCCGGCCTGCTGTACACCGCCACGCCGTGCCGCGCTGATGGCAAGGGGCTCGGTCGAGACTTTGACGGTATCGTTGACGAAATGATTGAAGGCCCCGGCATGCGCTGGTGCATCGACAACGGCTATCTGACCGACTATGACTATCGTGGCTTCAAGGTTCGTGACTTGGACCTGGCCAAAGTCAAGACGACATCAACAGGTGAGCTGAGCAAAGAGGAAGCAGCCACGCTGATGCGTAGCTCCAAATACTTTGTTGGTGAGGTTGTCGGGACGTACGTCAGTGAGGCCATGGGCAAGCTGGGGGTTTGCTTCGCGCAGAACATTGAAGAGGCTCAGAAGCTCACCGACCAGTTTAACCGTTCGGGTGTACCCGCAGCCCTGGTGACCGCCGACACGCCGAGCGCCGAGCGCCGAAACATCCTGCGCAGGTTCCGTGCCCGTGAGCTGTTGATGCTGGTTAACGTTGACCTGTTCGGTGAGGGCTTCGACCTGCCGGCCATTGAGATTGTCATCATGGCCAGGGCAACCGCTTCGTTCTCTCTATACGCTCAGCAGTGGGGTCGTGTGCTGCGTCTGATGATCAGCCCAATACTTGCCGCAGCCTGGGACACCTACACACCACTACAACGCTTGATGCTGATCAGCCAGTCTGACAAGCCGCGTGGGGTGATCCATGACCACGTAGGCAACTTGATACGCCACGGTGGGCCACCAGACCAAGACAAGCTTTGGAGCCTTGCCAGCCGTAGCCGTGGGGGTGCTGACGACGGTATCCCACTGCGCACGTGTGACAACAAGGCCCCGCTGTGCGCCAAGCACTTTGAGCGCATCAAGCACACGTGCCCCTATTGCGGTAAGCGCCAAGACCCTGCACCGCCGACTGAGGCCAGTGGCCCGCAAGTGGTGGACGGTGACATCTATCTGTACAGCGATGAGGAACTCGCAGCCCTGCGCACTGCTGCCAACAAGATCGACAAGCCGCAGTACATCGCGCAGCAGCATCAGGGGACCGCGATAGGCCGCAACATCGCTAACATGCAGGCCGAGTTGCAACGCGAGCAACGCAACCTGCGGCACAGCATGAACTGTTGGGCGGGCATGTTCCCGGCTGAGGACATTGAAAGCTGCACCATGCGCTTCTATCACACGTTCAAACTTGACGTGCTGGCAGCCATGGGCTTGAAAGCGCAAGACGCCAAAGAATTACGCGAACGCATCACAGCTAAAATGCTGCTTGCGGGATACGTTATTAATGACCTACCATTCCCCGACACCAACCAACAGGAACAAGCAGCATGACTATGCAAACGCAAGACATCTTTAAAGCTTTTGGCGCTAACTGGACTTGGGCGAGCGTTGATAAAGCTGGCGCTGCCTGGGTGCACACCTACAAACCTAACGCCGGCTCGCAGGCAAAGCACCAACAAATTCTAAACGCTCGGGCAAACGCTTTCGACACCATGCAGCCGCAGGAAGAACGCACATCGTGGGCGCGCACCGATTTCAGCAACGGGCCTTCGTACAGCACCGATGAGTTTGGAATGGGCATTCCTTCGTTGCCCGGTGCACCACCAGCACCACCAGCACAGCAAGCCCTGACGATCACCACCGAGGAAGCTGAGAACGGCAAGCTGTGGGACTTTGCCCTACCTGCTGAAAACTATGTGTCGGTGAATCAATTCGGGGTAGTGTGGTTTGATCTGTTCAAGGATGGCCCTATGCCGCGCCGCTCGTACGTCGTTGAGGTTGATGGCGTCACGCACTCTATCGAACGCACACGCTCGGCAACTGCCCCAACTGCCCCAACTGCGCAACCAGCGTGGCCAGCACCACCAATGCCGGAATTCAACGTTGACTACCCGGCGCCGGGTTTGAGTGTCGATGGTCTTGAGCCGGATGAGGGCAAGCCTGTCAACGAGAAACCGTGGCCATCACCCGAGCTGCAAAAGGCTTACCAGTCGGGTGCGCTGGCGCCAGGTTTGAGTGTCGATGAACCGCACGGTTGGTATGACCGCGTTGAAGAGCTGGAAAAGAAACTGAATCGTCAGCGCCGAGTGTTGATGAAAGCTAAAGCACGCGCCCGAGCGCTGCTGAGCATTTACAACCCTGATAACAGCACTCAATTGACGTGCGTTCAATACACCGCAATCTTTGGTGAGTTACCTAAGTGATCCTGCGCAGTTGGGCGGCAAGACATGGGGTGCCCTTCGGGGCCATCCTTGAACTTGAAACACTGATGGGCGTTACGCACGCGCCTACCCCAAACCCTGACGATCACCAGCTAGGCAGCGAGGGGCGCCAACAGTCCCTCATTCTGCTTGAGGCTGGTCAGAAGGACATTCACCTATTCCGCAACAACGTGGGTGCGCTTCCTGACAAGGGCGGGCGCTACGTGCGCTATGGCCTGGCCAACGAGTCAAAGAAGCAAAACGATTTGATCAAGTCTGCCGACCTTATCGGTTGGGAGAAGGTCAAGATTGAGCAGTGGATGGTAGGTTATTTTATTGCCCGCTTCTTGAGTGTTGAGGTCAAGGAAGAGGGATGGGTGTTCACTGGCGATGAGCATGAGTTGGCCCAACAGACCTGGGGTGAGTTGGTCGTTGCCGGTGGCGGTAGGGCGTTATTTGCAACTGGGCCAGGTAGTCTATAAAGTGTCCGTAATTAATGCACTAGGAGGTTGCGCGATGCAACGCGACACGAAACAGGAACTACTGATCAAGGGGCACGCGCTGGCCTTGGTACACGGATTGGGCCACCTGACCAGCAAGGTTATGAGTGACGCAACCGGCTTCTATCACTTTGCCGTGACCAATCACTACGGCAGCATTGCCAGCTTTCGGGAAGCGGTGAAAGAGTACGGGGTTAAGAACGGCACCATGGCTGCTGATTTGGCTGTACGGTGTCCACGCCTCAGCCCTGCTGACCGCAAGAATGAAATCCTCGACCATGCGTTCGATCAGGCTGTTGCTGATGGGTTGTCGAAGGTCACCCGCGCCAGCGTGGCAACCGCGCTGGGCATCAGTGACGGGTTGATCAGCCGCTACTTTGGTACGGTGCTCGGGTTGCGTGATGCGGTGCTTGCAAAGGCTGTGGTGAACCAGCACGTTGACGTTGTAGCCGATGCCATTGAGCTGGACATGAACATGCACCACGTGCCCCCGGACCTTGTGACACGAGCCCGTGAAATCCTAGCCGCTTAATTGCGGCTTTTTAATACCTGTTGACAGACCGTTATTAGCGTTCTATTGTTCGCACACTTGAACGCACACGGAGCAATGACAATGCATGACACCAACTGCTACTGCGAAGACTGCGCCGCAATTCGCCATCAGGCATTTATTGATAAGGTGCGCAACCCTATTCACGATGGCTCCGACGCTTGGCCCTGCTGCGAGTGTGACAACTGCAAAGCGTGGCGCCGCAGTGATGCCAACAAGGTGCCAATGTCGTTCGTGCAGATGTCGGGCAACATCGAAACCGGCGAAGTTATTGAGCCGCTACATAAGCGCTCAGGGGTGCTGGACTTGGGTACTATGACCATGACCAGTGAACGCGACTCTATCGAAGCTGATGCAGCGCAAGCGCTGTTCGTTGAATACGGTGTGCCTGTTGGCTCGCTTATAGCTAATGTTGGCTACGGCACTTCACTAACCGTAGCCTTGCGTAAAATGAGGGCGGTAATACCTAACATCCCTCACGATGGAAAAGATTATGTGCTGGCCTGTGAGTGTCCTGGCTGCTGCCAGTTCCGCGAACACGCCAAAGCTATTGGCTGCACCCCTCTTGAGCTGGCGCAGGAAATGGCCAAGTTCCCGGCTGATCACTTCAAGCTTCCAACCAGTACCATTGGCAAGAGCTTGAAGCCGAGCGCTATGCCAATGCGGGGTAGTTGCTCGGGTGACGCGGTGTTGTCAGCTCGCGAAATGACCAAGCAACTTCAAGAGCGCGGGTTTTTGGTGCGCGCCAATGTTGGCAGTCAGCCACGGGTTGCCGATATCACCGGGTTCGCAGCAGGTCGGCGGTATGAGTGCGATATTGAACGCCCATCGGTTGGCGGTGGCAAGACTGCGGCAATGGTTGGAGCTGAAATTCATCAAGCAATGGACGCTAGCCAACGCAACGAAAAGTTAAAGCAAGAGTTGATCCGGCAGTACACCAATACAGCGGCGTTCAAACTTGGGCGCTATGTTGGCGACGATAAACCAATCAAAGATCAACTTGCGCAGAACCTTGTGCTCATCGGTTGCAGCTACACCGAAGCCGGCGAAATCATCAGCGAACTTGTTGAGGCGTTGCGCAATGAATAGGATGACTACAAATTCAAAGGGTGAGTTGCTGTTGGCACCTGATGGCCCGTTGGTTTATTACACCGCGTACAAACAAGCAGTTGCTGCGTACGAGGCTGAGTTTGTGCGGCTCAAGGCTGTCACCGATGAACAGGCGCAGTGCGCGAAGGTTGAAGAACTCAAGAACGAGTTAGAGCAACTGGCGCAGCAGAACCATGATATGCAAGTTGCTCTAAACCAAATTTACGGCATCGCTCAGGACTACGAAAATGTTTGAACTACTGATGGTTTATTGTTTGGTTGGTCAGCCGTGCGTTAACGAAACCGTGGCCAACTTCCCGCAGTACGATGTAGGTGAGCATATCTGTAAGCTCGCCAAGCCTGCCATTGAACAGGGTGTGCGTAGCCGTGCACCGGCTGGCACCCGTATCACCTTCGTATGCCGTGAGGCTGTTGGTAATGCGCCGGTTGAATACGAGTACTCAACACCCAGGCAAGCGCAACCTGACCTTTTGAATCAGTTGCCTAACATCCTCAACCAGATACAGGGGTTGCGGCAGTGACTCATTGGATCGTTTGGAACAACGCAAAGACTGAGGGCTTTGCAACTACCGACCAGCAGCTAGCGTACGAAGTGCGCAAGGGCACGAGCGGCAACTACAGCACGTCTAACGCTGCTGAGCAATTCGGTATTAGCCACGCTGCTGGCGGCTGCACGACCGAAGAAGTCCCAAGCATACAGCCTTATATTGTTGAAGGTCTGCGGGCTCTTCGGTTGCATCACTGGAAAGGTGTATTGGAATTCAGCAAACGTATTGCGCACTATGAGGCCCGCTTGTTGGTGTTGAAAGACGCTCGCCAAATTGAGCGCGCTCGGGAAGGTTTGCTGAACTGCAAAAAGTCACATAGTTTTCAAATGAAGCAAGTTCAATTGCTTAACGATTTCTTTCCTATTGGCGACACGGCGGAACATGACAATGCAACCGACACCTGATATGTCAAAGTGTCAAAAGTGCGGGGATGAATCAGGGTCAGGTGACTTACACACTTGCCCGTATCAAAGTGAAATAAATGACTGTGACGTTGAGTGCAACTGCTGTTCTGAGTGCACCCAAATTTGCTGCGATGAAATTTAACTAAGGACGCTGACAATGCAACCAACCTTTAAATCCATGCGCCGTGACGGTGCGATCAAACGCGGTGAAGCTAACAGCGTGCGGCTGGAAGACATTCACGAGGAACCAGGCTTTAACGAACTGGCCCGCGACTATGACGCCAGCGATGAGCAGGCCATTGAAGAGCTTGCCGCGTTCATCAAGGCCGGTGGCGTCTATCCGGCGCTGGAAGTGCGTCCGCGTGCTGAGGGTGGCGTGTGGCTGGTTGATGGGCACTTGCGTAGCCGTGCGCTGCGGCTGCTCGATAACCGTGGCGACCTGCCACGCACACCGAACAAAGATAACGCCGAGGTGCTTGAGGCGTGGGTGAACGTCACGCCATTCATTGGCAATGACGCTGAGCGCATCTTGCGCCTTGATACCAGCTCACAACGCAAAGACCCTGGCGACCTGGCACGCGGTCGTATCTATTCGGCCTTGCTGGCTTTGAACTGGACACCTGCGCAGATAGCCACGCGCACCGGCAAGCCGCTCGCAACTATTCAACGCATTCTCACCCTGGCCGGTGGCAACACCGACGTGCACGAAATGGTCAAGGCCGGTGAGGTCAAGCCAACTATTGCCGCGCAGGCTGTGAAGACTCACGGCGACAAGGCTGGGGCGGTGCTGGGTGCAGCTCTCGTTGAGGCCAAGGCGATTGGCAAGACTCGGGTGACCAACGCCGTGCTCAAACCTAAGCGCATCCCTGAGGCCCTGGTAGAGCGTCTGATTGAACGGGTCAGAACACTCGCCGTGAACTTGAAAGCGCACGGCTATGACGTGTCGGTTAGCGAGGCGTTGTTGGCCGAGGTTGATGAGGTGCGAGCGTAATGGGACTTTGCGAGGAAGGTGGTTTATCTGGTCGTTGTGAGCGCGCAGAGGCCAAGCTGTACAAGTTGGTCAAAAAGCTTGAGCTGGTGCGTGGCTTGGCCTTCGACCCTGGCGCTTTGGTGTACAGCGATGCGCCTGGCTTCATTCAAGACATCAGGGACGTGCTGGATGAGGAAGTAACCAACACCTGATTGACCTAAAGCCCTCAAATTTGAGGGCTTTTTACTGTCCGATGAATGGTGTTGCAGACCGTCAATAACATACTAGTCTTGTAAGCAGGCGGGCGATTCGCGCCGGCTTCCTGACAGTAGGGGTAAATGACAATGCGCCTTGAACTCGCGACAATCTTTAACCGCATCACCAAAGCCCATGCGGGCCTGGAATCTTGCGCCGCTCAGATTCTTGAGGTTGTAAAGCTTAACGACGCAAACTCTTTGGACAAGTTCAACACCCTGGTTGCAGCAGCGTACGACCGTAACGGTTGGTCAAGCCGCCAAGGTCGGCCACGGCCTGGTGATATCTCGGCGCCTTCTGCCGTACAGGTTTATGTGTCCACGCTGCGCCGTGCGTACCGGATGGGGATCAAGGTACTCAAGCTGAACAACATGGAAGAAATCCGCCGAGCGATGCGCAAGCCGCGTGGTGATCAAACCACACAACCACCTGAGCTTAAGGGTGTGCAGGTGGCAGCAACCAACAGCCTTAACGGCGCGGTGTGGCATGACATCCTCGTGGTGTGGGAACGCATCCCGGCAGAAGAGCAACAGGCCCTTGAGGCATCAGTGCAACGCCTGCTTGATAAGTACGTGAAGAAAGCCCCACCTGAGTTGCGACTTGTTGCCTGATGGTCAATCACCCCGCTGATACTGGCGGGGTTTTTAATTGTTGACAGACCGTTAATAGAGTTCTATCGTTCGCCCTACAAATACGAACAGCACGGGGCAGGACATGAAACTGTTAAAAGCAATTTTGCGAAAGCTTGCGGGTCAGCCGCGTTATCCAACCGCTGAGGAAGCGGCTGTGTTGAACGCTCAAGCACTACGGAGCATTTGACATGATGATCATCAGTCGCCGCGCTGACGAAACAGACCAAGATTTTGCAGCCCGTGCGTTTCGTTGGAACCGCCTTTGCGGTAAAGCCTTCGAAGACCGCCAGGCTCGTCACGCGCTGTGCAACTGCAATCAGGGTCGCTTGGCTTGCAACTGTGAGTTACTCGCCAGCCTTGACGACCTGCCTAAAGTTGATCGCACCTTGCAGCCAATGGCGCGCCCGATGACCCGCGACGAACTGCGTGCTTGCGGAACCCCGCTCGCCTTTGGCCCAACCCACCGCATCAGCCGTGTTCGGGCCATCTGGTACGGTGCGGGGCTGGTGTTAGCGGTGTCGCTGATAGCCATGGCAGTATTCGGGATGGGGCAATAATCTGCCATGGCTAAGACAATCGCAGGGCTCGCTTTAATGATTGCAATTGCGTTCAAGCCCGACGCGGCACACCTTTGGTACGTTTGGGTGCTGATTGGTTCTTGGGGTTTCTGGTCGGTGGCCTTTTAAAATGGCTAAGAAGTCCAACGCTGAATACAAAGCCGATCAATTGGCGCGCAAGAAGGCACGTCAAGAGGCTTTGGGCGAGCGTGACATTGTGACGCCGATCCCGCTGAGCATCTGGTCAATGATCCAAGACCTGTGCAAGTGGCACGCGTTCACTGACTGGCGGGAACTGCTGATCAATATGGTTCGTGTTGCCCACGCTGCGGGGCCTGAGGGCACTGTGCTCGCCAAGATTCCAAAGTGTGGGTTTGTTCCAAGCGAGAAGCAGTTGCGCAAGGTTGGTAAGGCACCCGAGTGCAGCATCTGCAAAGACCTGGGTGACGTCTGTTTAGAATGTTCTGAGGGGTATGAGTGATGCTTACGAAATGGGGAACGTTGAAAACTGATCGCAAAGGCGATTATCAATACTGGGTGAACTTGGAAGCTGAGCGCCGGGTGTTGATCCACAAGTTCTGGCACAGCGACAAGACCCGCAACCGCGCCAAAGTTACCGGCGCAAAGGCTGCACACCTCAACAAACTTTATCGCTACATGATTAGGAGCGCTTGAAATGAAAAAGGTAAAACACTGGCTGCACATCTTGTTGACCCTGCTCACTGGTGGGTTGTGGTTGCCGGTCTATGTGATCGTGATTGCGACAACCGAAATGTTCAACCGTGGATACCGCGAAGGTAAAGCGGCTGGTCGGGTTGAGAAGTCCAACGAGTATGAAGCCGAGATAGACGCAAAGGTTGAAGACATTCGCAAGAACGGCGCAGGGTATTGCTCATTCCTCGACACTAAGGGTCGCCGCGTGATAGTTGGGGCTGATGGTGATATGCGGTTCGGTTGCACTATGGCGCCCGTTGTTCCGTTTGACGGACCACAAGTTACCGTGCATCGCGAAAAGGTTGTTGGTGTTGACGGCGCAACTTACGGGTTCGTTGAAACGATTGAGTCAAGCGGTGCAAAGATTCAACACCATATAACCGGCGAGAAATCACGCGTTGATCGCTTTGCCGAACTGGCTGACCGCAACCGCTCGGTTGGTCTTGATGCCGAAGAGCGCCGCGAATACTTTGCACTGCGAACGGAGGTTGTGCGATGAGCGTTGGGACTATCAAGCCAGTTGTGACCGCTGAGGATGTTGCAGCATTACCAAAGGCTGACTTACAACTGCAAGCACGCGCAGCCCTGGCGGCTGGTTACACTGTGGACGTTCGCCACATTCGCTATGAGTTCATGGTGTTCGCGAACGGCAAGCACTTTTATCCGCTGACCAATTGGGGCCAGTGCGTGCGGTTGATTGTTGATACTGAATCGCGGTTTAAGATTTTGGCAGACGGAGCTATTTGCACAAGTTCGTACGTTTCAGGTTTTGGCGAGAACAGTGAGACACGCACACCGAGCACCGACGTTGAGTATCACTTGCAGATGTGCAACGCCGTGGTCACCAACGTTGCAAAGGGGTTTCCGGTTTGAGGCCACCGCGACAGTATTACCTGGGCGTGAAAGCAAGACTTGACGGCGTTGGGAAGTTGACGAACCCGAACGCTTATATGCAATGGGCCTGGTCTTGGTGGTTGGCCGGCTGGAACGATAAAGACAAGGAACTGATTGATGAGCAAGCAACCCAGCAACACGCGTGAACAGTGTGCTTTTGATTCGGGTGCTGCAAAGGCTAAGCGGCATTTGGCTCAAGGGTGCTTTCAATCTGATTCAGACACCAGCCGACGTGATGCCAATCCACACAAGAAAGACTCGGTTGAATTTAAATTTTGGAATGAGGGGTTTGACAGCGTATGACTCAGACACGTTGGTATCACGGCGGGGCCAGTCAGCGCCGCAGCGGCAAGCCATGCACACCGCCACCAGCCTGCAAGGATTGGGAGCGCCGTCACTGGTTGGAAGGTTACAAGGACGCGAGCAGTGCCATTGACCTGCGAGCCAAAGAGCTGCTTGACAGTGCCAAGGTGAGTGCGTAAAGTCGCCCGTGCATTGTCATTGCTTGGCTACACCTGAGCCCCGGTTGCTTTCCCCAGCGCCGGGGCTTTTCTTTGTCTGTTATTTGTGGTCTATTGGCTTCTCTATTTGTCTTACCCACCCTTGCAAGGATACTGCTCTATGAAAATCATTCGTTCTATTGGCATGGCACTCGCTATGCTCGGCGGCCTGGCACTTGGTGTCTGCTCGCTGATTGCATACCCGGTGCTGCGGACCCTGGCCGATGCCTGCGACCGCGCCGCCTGCGGTATCAAAAAGCTGGACTTGGAGCTGGCGCACAAGTTCGGTGACAAGGTGTCGCTGAGCCCTGACGTGCTGGCCAACATGCGCCGCGAAAGTAACGGGTTCCGACAGGGCTCGGCGCTTGAGCCTGAGGGTCACCAGACCTGGCGCACCGCGTAACCATACGAAGCCTGGAAGTTGAAAAAGCCCCGCACTGTCGGGGCTTTTTAATACCCGTAATTTGTGGTCTACTCACCCCGCCAAGTTCACCTAATCAGTAAGACGCCCGATGCACTCTAGACAGGGGTACTGACCCTTGGAGCTTGGCAGCCATTCTAGAGTGCATCGGGCGTTTTCGTTAAAATAAGGCAATGACAATGCTCGCAACAGCTTTGGCGGGAATGACCGCCATTAATCAATGGTTCGTGTGGCGGCTAACCCCCGACCCTACGAAGCCGGGGAAATTCATAAAGCGACCTGTTTACCCTGACGGTCGCGTTGCACCGATGGATGCACAACTTGCCGAGAACTGGACGTCGCACGAGATGGCCACGGATCAGCTTAATGCTCACCTGGGGAGGCTTGACGGTTATGGCTACACGCTCGGTTTTATGGTTACTGCTGGCTGTGGCTACTGGTTCCTTGATGTCGATAATTGCGTTAACACTGATGGTAGCCTTTCACCATGGGGAGCGTGGTTCTACCAAAACCTGCCAGGCGCCTTTTTTGAGTACAGTTCATCAGGCAAGGGCGTTCACTTCGTAGGGCGAGGTTGCCCGCCACCCGGTCACCGCACCCGACCAACCAAAGCTTGGACTGTTGACAACCCTGGCGTTGGCCTTGAGTTCTACACCAGCGGTCGCGGTATCGCGTTCGGCACCAACGGGCAGGCGTGGGGATCAGCAGACACCCACCTGCAACATCAGGCCGAGTACATCGCAGCCAACATCTTTACCCCTGACACTGCCGTGGCGGTCTTGCAGGGCGATGGCCCGCGCAGTGATTGGAACGGTCCCACCGATGACAATGAGCTGATCAGGCGTGCGATGCAGTCGCGCAGCGCCGGGGCAATGTTCGGTGGCAAGGCGACCTTTGCGGATTTGTGGACCGGTAATGTGCAGGTGCTGGCCGAGCACTATCCTGATGAGCGTCTTGATGATTTGCCGTACGACGGCACCGGGGTTGATTTCGCACTAGCTTCCCACCTGGCCTTTTGGACGGGTTGCGATGCTGAGCGCATGGTGCGGCTTATGTGGCAGTCAAAGTTGGTGCGCCCCAAGTGGACCGACCACCGCACGTACCTGGCTGAGCTGACCGTGCGCAAGGCTTGTGAGCAGACCCGCAACGTGTGCCAGGACAAGGAGACGGTGCAGCGCCTTGAGAGTGCTGTGACGATTGAGGCGGGCACCACGCGTGGCGAATACTTTGACCTCATCATGAGCTGCAATGATGACGCGGACCTGCGCAATGACGTGGTGCCGCAGATTGCCGCTGACCGCTCAATTGCCATGCTCGATCGTGACTGGCTGGCAGCGGCTATAAAGAAGCGCATGAGCGATTGGGGGTTCCCGGTCAGCATCAGTGACTGCAAAGCCATGGTGCGCTTGCAGGTGGTTGAGGACGAAGACGGCGGGATCATTCCTGAGTGGGCAAACCGTCACGTGTACGTCATGGCCACTGATTGCTTCTTTGACCTGATGACCGCCAGCACGATGAGCCGCACCGCGTTCAATGCGCAATATGAGCGCATGATGCCTCAGAAGCCAAACGGCGACCGTGAGGATGCAGCCAAGTGGTGCTTGCAGCGTTGGAACACCGCCACCGTGGGTGACACGATGTACCTACCGGGCAAAGAGAGCATTTTCAACCATGAGGGTCGTTGGTACGCCAACCTCTACAGCCCGAGCACGGTGCCTGAAATCGCCCTCGGCTACACGCAAGGTGGTATTGATGCCATTCAAGCGTTCTTGCGCCACCTGCAAGCGCTGTGCGGCAACCGGAATGAGGTCTATCTAAACCTGCTGGACTGGATGGCCTGGTGTGCGCAGAACCCCGGCAAGAAATGCCGGTACGCGCCAATCATTAAAGGTATGCCCGGTGATGGCAAGTCGCTCATCATTAACGTCATGCAAGCGGTGATGGGGTTTGCCAATGCCACCAGCGTGGGCGCCAAGTTGGTGTGCTCCGACTTCGGGGACTGGCAAGAGGGCTCGTGCGTCACCGCGTTTGAGGAACTGATGATTACCGGTGCCAAGCGCTACGCCGTGGCCAACGCGATCAAAGAGCCGATCACCAACAACACGCTCAAGATTAACCGCAAGGGTCGCCCCGCTGGTGCGTCAATCATTAACGTCACTAACTATATCGCCTTCACCAACTTTGTGGACGCTGTGCCGCTTGAGGACCATGACCGCCGTTGGTGGGTGATCTTTTCCCCGTTCAACGGCTTGGCTGAATTAGCAGGGGCACTGAGTTTGACGTCTGAGGGGCTGACCGCTCACTTCGACATGATATTCGACAGCCTCAAGGATGCCAGGCGCGGTGAGTGGCGCAAGTTCCTGATTGAGTACGTTGTGAGTGATGCTTTCCAGCCAAACTCGAAAGCCCCTCATACCGATGAGAAGGGTGAAATGCAAGCAGGCGGGGAAGACGCTCACGAGGCCGTGGCGCGTCAATGTATCGAAAGCGGGGCCGTGGGTGTCGGTCAGTTCGTTTTAAGCTCCAGCGCGCTAACAGCGGCTATGAGGACCGTTTGCGTACAGGATGGGATAGACGTTCCCAAATCTACGACCGTTAACCACATGCTGACCCGGATGGGGTTCTCTCCAAAGGGCGTGGTGAAGTGGGACGGTAAGGCGCACCGTGTTTGGTGGCGACGGGGGTCAGTGGCTAGCAGTAGTAACGAGACACTGCGGTCGATGTTGGAGCTGACGAAAATTCAGCATCTGACAAGTCTCACAGCAACTGGTTAAAAATTGATCAAGTTACAGGGGTTACACGGTCAGAGAGCCTGTAACCCAACCTGTAACCCGCTGAGAGCCCCGGTTTATATAGCTTTCTTATCTTTTAGGTTACAGGTTCAAGGATAAATAGAAATCTAGCTACACAAGAGTTGAAGGGTATGTATAGGTGGTCATCATTCATGATGTGTGCATGTCTCGTATATTATGTATATAGCGTTTCACTCAGCCTGTAACCCGTCACCTTTTTGCTACAGGCCACGGAATACAAGGGCTGTAGAGGTTACAGGCCTGTAACCCAACCCTGTAACCTTTTCACATTTGAGAGCTGAGATTATGAAAAAGCGTCGAATTTCAAAACAAGAGGGTGAATTTGCCCGAAAATACGTCGAGTGTGGCAAACCTAGTGATGCTTTCAAATTTGCGTACGACTTCAAAAATTTGACGAGCAACCAAATTTCACAGAAGGCTAGCCAAATTAAGAACCGCAAGCAGGTCAAAGAGCTTATTGAGACGTTGCAAAAAAAGGTGAGCAAGGATGCTGAATTTGGAATTAAGCAAATTTTGGAAATTTGGCAGGACATCGCGACCGCTGATCCCAATGAACTGATGAGCAATTTGAGGCGCTGTTGCCGACATTGCTACGGGCGTGGTCATCATTATCAGTGGAAGGACAAAGCGGAATTTGCATACGTGCTGGGCCAGGTGCTTAAAAGCAAGCCAGGTAAGGGCGAGCCGCGCCAACCCATCCCGAGCGATGACGGCGGGTACGGCTTTAACTTCACGTTCCGCCCGCATCCTGAGTGCACCGAGTGCAAAGGCGAGGGGCACCTTGATACGTTCTTTGCAGACACCCGCAAACTGAGCCGAGCAGGGCGCCGGTTGTACGCAGGGGTCAAGCAGACCGCGCAGGGGATGCAGGTACTGACACGCGATCAGGATGCAGCACTTGCCAACCTGGCCAAGTTCCACGGCATGACGCCAGATAAATTGCTTATCGCTGAGCCGTTAGTAACTGCTACTATGCCGCTGCCGGCTGACCCGGTTGAAGCCGCGAACGTTTACGCGGAGTTCATCAAAAAGAACGCAAGGGGATGACAATGCAACGATTTGAGGTTTACGGGCACGACGTAGAAACCGTGCAAGAGGATGCCGGTAGTTGGTACAGGGCTGAGGACGTTGCTGCGCATGTTGACGAA